GGGACAGCTATGCAGATTGCCGCCGCTGTCATTGAAACAGAGATTCACTTTTCTCTCGGTAGCGGCGAATCTGGAATTGAGCTCTCCGCAAGTGCAGATGGAACGGCAAAAAAGTATGAGGCAATACAGAGTACAGTCGAAATCCTTACTGGCATCACGGAGAAAATCACACAATTTATGGCACCGAAAAAGGGTGGCATTTTGTTGTCAGCAGCAGCCACGCCAATCTTGAAGCGGCATAGACTGCTCAACGAAATGGACGCAGATACGCTGCTGACTTATGACGATATGGCGCTGGAAGACATCGACTACATTATCCTATAAAGAACGGAGGTGACGCGAGTGATTTATATCAAGCTGGATGACAGTATGAACCTCGTTATCACTGTGAATGAACCGATTTATAGGGGCGACAACTTGAATCAGAAAATCATCTACCTGATTCCGTTGCAGGTCGGCGAAATCGATATGCTGACTGCGACCCCTTATTTGAGCTACATCCGTGCAGACGGTGTAGCTGACATCGTGCGGCTGGAACGCCAAAGCGAGAAATACAAAGAAGCCTATTACCAATATGTATTTCCGGTTTCTTGCCGACTGACAAAGTTCCCCGGAGAAGTTTGCTCATGGCTTCAAATCTTCTCGGGCACGCCGTCTAACCCGACCATCGCAAAGAGTGGCGAGTGTCTGCTTTATGTCGAGGAATCCAAGAACATGGACGACTATATCTGCGACCATCAGCTTTCGGCTATTTACGAGATGCAGAAGAAGACAGAGGACACGGAGAGCAATATGGACGCCATCCAAGAGGAGATTGACAAGCTCGTTAAAGGTGATGACGTTATCCATTTTACAAGCAATAGCGGCAACGACCCAGTGGACGAAGATGCCGTGATTCAATTCTGATTGACGGAGGTGATATGAGATGGGCGTTAGAGTCGCTTACGGAAAGAAAGGTAGAATTTCCGCTGCAATTGCTTCCGGTGCTATCCCGAGAGATAGTCTGATTATCACCAGCGACAGCAAAGAGTCCGAACTGTATTTCTACGATGCGAATGGTGAGATGAAAAATATCTCCGAGCGCAAACAGTTTGAGACGTTAACCGAGGCACAAGCGTGGGTCAAGACCTACGATTGTGCTGGACACATTATTTCAGTGCATAACGGTTCTGATTGGGTTCCGTATATCGTTTCTGCTGACGGGAAATTGTCTCCCGTTAATGCAGGCGACATTAGCGTTGGCGATGTCAAAGTGATTGATGGAGGCGCTGCGAACGGTATCCAATGAAACCATTCTGCAAAAATATTTTGAAGGAGGAAAGTTATGCCCAATACTACGATGAAAACCCAAATCCAAGTTCGGCGTGACACAACGGCAAATTGGCTTGCTAACAAAGACGTTGTACCTGCCGCTGGTGAGCCTTGCTTTGACTTGGAGCTTGGTACTCTCAAGATTGGTGATGGCGTTACCACTTATGAGAACCTGAAGGCTATCAGTGGAGCAAGTGCTGCCCATTATGAAGGCGTGAAGGCAGAGGGCGAAAGTGACAACGATGTCATTACTCGCGTTCTGACTGCGGCTGGCGTTATTGCTGAGAAAGATGACATCTTTGTTGTCAAATCTCTGATTGCCGATGGCAAGTATTCTTACACTGCCTATGTCTACGATGGCTCTGTGTGGGCTGCGATGGATGGAAACTACAGCGCCGAGAATGTTTACTTTGCCGATGACCTGACGTACACTGCTGCCATTGGTGTTCTGACCGTTCCGAGCTCTGGCTCTGGTACGATTGCCGCATCTGGCAAGAATGTTAAGGATGTTCTCGCGTCCATTCTGGCGAAGGAAAAGAATCCGACAGCAACACAACCCGCCGTGACAATTACTTGTAAGCAAATTGCAGCGTATGAGGTTGGTTCAAAAGTCATTCCTGCGTACACCGCTTCTCTGAGCGCGGGTAGCTATACATACGGTCCTGCAACTGGTATTACTGCTACCGCTTGGAGCGTAACCGACGGTACTGCTACCAAGGATACTGCCTCCGGTTCGTTCGATGAGCTGACAGTTGGCGACGCTACCAGCTACGCTATTACGGCTACTGCGACTCACGGCGAGGGTGCTGTTCCCGTAACGAACCTCGGTAATGAGTATGCCGCCGGTAAAATTGCTGCCGGTAATAAGAGCAAGGCGACAGGCAAAATCACTGGCTACCGCAACAGCTTCTACGGAACGCTGAAAGCGAAGGATGGCGAAGTGAACTCTGCACTTGTGCGTGGTCTTAGCGGTAAGAGTGGTAAGGCTCTGGCGGCTGGCAACAGCTTCAACCTCGCAATCCCCGTTGGCGCCATTCGCGTTGTGTTCGCGTATCCCGCAACGCTGCGTGATGTTAGCTCTGTGCAGGACGTGAATGGTATGAACGCGGAAGTCAAGACCGCTTTCACCAAGACCGTCGTTTCTGTCGAGGGCGCGAACGGTTATCAGGCAATCGACTATAAGGTGTATGTGATGGATATGGCTAACGCCAACGATACTGCAAACACCTATAAAGTGACAATCTAATATGGAGGTGACGCATAATGGCTGATTTTGGCAAACTGAATTTTGCGGTTTCATTTAATCCGCAAACTGCGTTCCCTCTGGACGCACGTTATTACTTCTCTTCTCTGAGTGCTGCTGAAGCTGCCGCCGCTACCGCTGTTGAAGTCGGTAGTTCGGACGGCACTTATTTTTATGGCGAAAATGTTTGCGTCGTAACGGAATCTTCCGCCGACCTGTACATTATTCAGCCGGACAAGACCCTGAAGGCAGTCGGTTCTGCCGTCCTTGGCGATGGCAAGTCCATCGAGATTGTTGATGGCAAGGTCGCTCTGAAGGGCTTTGGTTCCGCCACCGCAGGTCAGCAGCCTCGCATCAATGCGGCTGGTACTGCTATTGAGTGGTACACACCCGATACCAGCACCGTTTCCGGTCTGGCTGATACCGTCGCTGGTCATACACAGGACATTCAAAACCTCCAGACTGGTAAAGCTGATAAGGCTACCACACTTGAAGGTTATGGTATCACTGATGCTATGACCGCTACTGCAATCGCGGAGGCAATCAAGACGGCTATCGCCGAGACCGGTCATGCCAGCTTCACGAAGGTTGATGCAGTCCCTGCGGCTTCTGAAGCCAAGGATAATGTTCTCTATCTCGTGATGAATGCCGACACTGGCTTCTACGATATCTACGCAAAGGTAGATACCGAAGTTGTTCGTCTGGATGATGTGAGTGTAAACCTCGACAATTATTCCACCACAGAGCAGATGAACGAAGCTATTGCTACTGCCATTGCCAACAAAGTTGACAAGGTAGATGGTAAGGGGCTCTCTACCGAGGACTTTACGACTGCGCTGAAAGAAAAGTTGGTTGCTCTGCCAGAGGGCGCAGAAGCCAATTACGTCAAGAGTGTTTCTGACGAGTTCACTGTTTCTGCAGAGGGTAAACTCGAAGTCAAGGAGGTCGCTCCGGCTAAAGTTACTGGTCTCCCTGATGCTCTGGCTGGTAAGGTTGATAAAGTTGCAGGTAAAGGCTTGAGTGCCAACGACTACACCGATGAAGAGAAAGAAAAGCTTGGCGGCGTTGAAGCGGGCGCAAACAAGAACCTCATCGAGATTATCAAGCTGGCTGGTGCCGCGTTGAACATCTCTGAGAAGGCAGTTAACATTCCATTTGCTGGTGATACTGCTGGTGTTGTCACCAGTTCCACCGGAGAGAATAAGGTCGCTGTCGCTGAAGACGGAAGCATGGAGGTCAATAGCCTTAACATGAATAAACTGGTTCAGTCTGATGGTGATACACTGATTCTCGATGGCGGTAATGCCGCTGTCTGATTAAAAACACAATGAGCGGAGCTTTGTGCTCCGCTCTAACTAAAACCACATAAAAAGGACGGTAATCATTTATGGCTACTACAACATTTAATACCCGCATTTCTCTGAAGTATGACACCTACGCACAGTGGGTTGAAAAAGACCCCCAACTGCTTGTCGGTGAAGTCGCCGTTGTTGTCGTTCCGGCTGAGACTGGTGCCGTAGCGAAGGAGCCTGCTGTTCTGTTTAAGGTTGGCGACGGCGCACACAAATTCAGCGAGCTGCAGTTCACTGCTGGTTTGGCTGCTGACGTGTACGACTGGGCAAAAGCAGCTTCCAAGCCCACCTATTCCGCAAACGAGATTGATGGTCTGTCCGACTACATCTCAGGCGAGATTCAGGATACTGATACCCAGTATAAGCTGGAGGTCGATGCGGACAATAGCCGCAAGTTCCACCTGTATTCTCAGGCAAAGGGCACATCTACTTGGAATTTGGTGAGCACAATCACTATTCCTGACGAGACCGTTTATACGCTGGCTGAAGGCACTACAAATGGTACTGTCAAGTTCAATGGCGAAGACGTGAAGGTTCACGGTCTTGGCACTGCTGCCTATAAAGACGAAGGCGCTTTTGACGCGGCTGGCGCTGCGACTAAGGCGCTGGAAGATGCAAAGACCTACGCAGATGGTAAGGACGCAGCAATTGCGGCAGCGAAGAAGGCTGGCGATGATGCGCAAACTGCCGTTGACGCTCTGGGTGAGCGCGTCGGTGCGTTGCCCGAAGGTGCGACTGCTACGACCGTTGTTGGTTACGTCGATGAGAAAATCGGTAAGATTCCTGCTCAGACCGACTATACCGTAACTGTCACTCCTTCTACCCCGGATGGCGTGGCAAAGCGCTACAACATCAAGCAGACGGCTACCAATCTGGATGTGAATATCGATATCCCCAAGGATATGGTTGTTGAGTCCGGTACGGTTGAGACAAAGGCTGAGGCTGGTGCATGGGGCGAGGCTGGTACATACCTGCATCTGGTTCTTGCCAACGCTACTGAAGACAACATCTACATCAATGTTGGCAGCCTGATTGAGTACGTCACTTCTGGCTCCAAGGTTGGCGACCAGATTGTGATTGATGTCAGCGCTGACCATAAGGTGACCGCTACTCTCACCGAGGGTTCCGTGACTCTGGCACAGCTCCATGCTGACGTGCAGTCTGCTATCGGCAAGGCGCACAGCCATACGAACAAGGCTGAGCTGGACAAGATTGTTACCGGCGATAAGGCAAAGTGGGACGCCGCTGAACAGAAGGCGCACGAGCATGATAACAAGACTATCCTCGACACTATCTCTCAGGATAAGGTCGATGCGTGGGACGGCGCTGTTACTAAGCAGCATGAGCACGCAAACAAGACTGTGCTTGACGGCATCTCCGCCGAGAAGGTTGCGGATTGGGACAGCAAGGCTGCTGGCAACCATGAGCACGATATTACCGAGCTGAAGCAGGCTTCCGGTTATATTGTGTTCAACTGTGGCAGCGCCTCTGTTAACATCTGAGCATAAATAAAACACAAGCAACCCCGTCGTGTGTTATGCACGGCGGGGCTTTGCTTATAAGGAGGCTACTGTATGGCTGAATATAATGCACGAATCAGACAAAAGCGAGACACGAGCGCAAACTGGACAGCAAAAGACCCCATCCTTTTGGATGGTGAAATCATCATTGTTGATACAGCCAGTGGTAGCGTTCGTAAGAAAGTTGGAGACGGTACAAAGAAGTATTCTCAGCTCCCCTTTGATGATGAAGAGATGCTGACTGCTCTTGCTGAAAAGTGTGATGCAAGCAATGCTGTTACTGCTACGTTGACCGCAGCAGGATGGGTGAGTGGACAGCAGACACTTACCATTGCTGGGCTTGGTGCAACGCAGAATGGTGTTATCGGCTTGTCTCAGAGCATTACCGATGAACAGCTCTCTGCTGCGTCTGAAGCAGAAATGTATATCTGTGGTCAAGCAGCGGGTTCTGTAACGATTGCCGCAAATGGGTCTGTACCCACTTGCGATATTCCAGTCGTTGTTATCCTGCTTGGTTGAAGGGTGGTGCAGTAAATGAGTAATACACCAAACTACAACCTCTATTTGACCGATGACAGCTCAACTCGCTTTCAGGAATGGCGCAACCAGATGAATGGAACCGAGAACTCCAATATGGTAAAAATCGATGCTGCCCTTGGTGAGAAAGCAAACAGCAGTGTGGCAATCAATACCACTCTGCTTGCGTCTGCATGGGTTGGTGTCGATGCGCCCTACACGCAAACCCTCACGATTAGCGGGCTTACTGCATCGCAGAACGGCACAATCTCTGTTGCTCATAATGCAACTGCAGAACAGCGTGAAATTGCTCGTGAGGCAATGCTCTCAGTTATCGGACAGGCTGATGGTACATTGACTATCGCCGCTGATGGCGAGATGCCAGAGCGTGACATTCCTGTTTACATCATTCTCTTAGGTTAAAGGAGGGGCGTAAAATGCCTATTTTATCTAACTTCCCCGGCGGCGCAGGTTCAGGCAGTGGTGGTCTGACACTTGCGGCTGTCTCCGGTATTACCACGCAGGTTTCTTCTGGGAAAGTCTATGTGAAGTGGACTGACCCTGATGACCTCGTTGTGGCAGGTTCTACGATTGCTGCTTGGGGCGGTACCCTGCTTGTTCGTAAGGCGGGCTCGGCGCCTACAAGCCGTCGTGACGGCACTATCGTTCTCGATAGTAAAACACGAGACGCTTATAAGAATACTTACTTCTGTGACAGTGGTTTGTCCAACGGAACGAAGTATTACTATAAGTTCTTCCCCTATACAACTGCAAATGCCTACACTGACAGCACGGATGACGAATTCAATGCGATTCCGACTGTTCAGGTTGCAGGCATCACAAGCTGGAATGTTACCGGCATGAGTGCCTCTTCTGAAGCAGGCAACGGCAAGATGACCGTTAAGTGGACTGACCCTTCTGCTTCTATCTCTGCCGATGGCGTGACTCTGGCATCGTGGGCAAGCACCACAATTGTTGTGAAGAGCGGCAGCTACCCTACAAGCAAGGATGATTCCGGCGCTGTTTATACGCTAAAGGTCACGACACGCAACCGATATTCCAGCACGCCGTTGACGATTACCGGTCTGACAAACGGAACGAAGTATTACATTGCTTTCTTCCCAGAGACCACGGACGGCGGCATCAACACCTCTACGTCTCAGCGGACGACTGGTACAGCAAACCGTATCACGATTGCGAACGTACCCGCCCAGAGCGGTACACTGACCTACAATAAGTCTTCTCAGTCTCCGAGTTGGAGCAATTATAACACGACTTATATGACGATTGGCGGTACGACATCCGGCACGAACGCAGGCAATTACACGGCTTCTTTTACGCCGAAAACCGACTATCGCTGGTCTGATGGGGCGACTACCGCCAAGAACGTTGTTTGGTCTATTGGTAAAGCGACTGGTACGTTGACTGTGAGTAAGACAACAATCAAGCTTAGCTTGAGTAAGCTTACTGATACGTTCACGATTGGCGGCAACCACGATGGCACGCTGAGCGTGACCTCCAGCGCAACTGGCGTTGCCACTGTTTCCCGTAGCGGGAATACAGTTACTGTTTCTCACGTCAATCAAACAAATGGCGAAGCTACTATCACCGTGAGCTGCACTGCTGGTACGAACTATTCTGCACCGGCAAGTAAGACTGTCAAAGTTACAGCAGAGTTTATTCTTGCTACGCTGAATGACAACTCTTGGGCGGCTATCCACAGTGTTTCTGGAACTGGCGCAAGCTACTGGGCAGTCGGCGACCGTAAGGCTGTCGCTGTGAGCGGTACTGTCGGCACACAGGCTGTGAACGGTACTTACTACGCTTATATTATTGGCTTTAACCACAATAGCAGCAAGGAAGGCAATGGTATCACATTTGGCACATTCAAAACTGCTTTGTCTGGCGGCACGGATATTTGTTTAGTTGATGGTAATTACGGCGGTTACTCAACAAACGGCGCCAAGTATTTCAACATGAACCACAGCTCAAACACCAACGCTGGTGGCTGGAAGGGTTGTGACCTTCGCTATGATGTGCTTGGCTCAACGAACACGAATGATGGCGATGCCACAGCAACAACTGCGACAAACCCTGTCGCAAATACGTTAATGGCTGCACTTCCGTCAGACCTCCGCGCTGTGATGCAGCCGATGACTATCTACACAGACAATACGGGCGGTGGTAGTGACAATGCGTCTTATGTTACTAAGACCACAGACTACCTTCCGTTGCTGGCTGAGTATGAGATTTTCGGCACACGCAGCTATGCGAACTCTGCCGAAAAGAACTATCAGGCGCAGTATGCTTATTACTCTGCTGGAAATTCGAAGGTGAAATACCGTCACAGCGCAACAGGTTCCACTGCTTGGTGGTGGGAGCGTTCTCCTTATTACGGCGCCAGCGGCTCCTTCTGCTGTGTGGGCACGAACGGCGGCGCGGGCCATGACTCCGCTAGGATTTCCTATGGCGTCGCCCCGGCTTTCCGCGTCTAATCCTGCATCAACAGTATCAAGCCCACGGAAGTGGGCGTGTTCAAATCATTAAGGGAGAGGGACGGTACACCCTCTGCGGTAAATGCAAGGGAACCTCGTCCCCCTCCCCATCCTATAATTAGCAAGGGTACACCCTTTGCGATTAGTGGTGAACGGCTCCAGAATAGTGCATTCGGAGCTAATAAATCCAAGAACGAAAGGAGATTCTTATGTCAGTCTTAAAAGCACACAGGTCTGAAAGTAAGGCTGAGTTCGTCAATGTGGCAAACAAAATCTACATCCAAACCATCGCTTTCCTGTCAAGGTTGTCATCTCGGTACTCCCGGCTCGTATCTAAGTCCGTGTCGGAGCTTGCCTCAGAAGTTGTAGACCACGCAGAAAAAGCAAACAGCATCTATCCATCTGATGCGGCACGAAAAGAACTTCGTAAGCAGCATCTGCTCGAAGCGAGAGCGTCCCTGATGGCGCTCGATGTCCACCTTGCGCATTGTTACGACTTGATGATGACGAACCCGTCTGGTTGTTTTACGACCGGTAGTGGAAACTCTGTCGGTGCGTCAGACGCGAAGAAAAAGCTGGAGCACATGGCACAGGAACTTGGTGATTTAATCGATGCAGAAAATGGTCTTTTGACCAATGTGTTGAAAAGCGATAAGAGCCGGTAAACGTCTATGAAAATTTATGGGTGTATTTCTGTAAAACCTGTCGGTTGGGAGTCTTTTGCCTCTCTCTGTTCCACTGCTTGGTGGTGGGAGCGTTCTCCTAATTACAACAACAGCAACAACTTCTGCAATGTGAACACGAACGGCAACGCGAACAATAACAACGCAAGGAATTCCAATGGCGTCGCCCCGGATTTCGTAAACCAGAAATGGTCTGGGTCAATCGTAGTAGCCCAAAGGGTGAACTATGACCCTTACGAAAGGAGAAATACTTCCCGTGATGAAAGTCAGAAACTACCCTTTGATATTTTGACACGAACGCCGCCGGAGTACCCGTGCGTGCATGGCGAGAGATGCATCTTACCTCGTTTCATGTGTCACGAATTAAGCAGATTAGACGATGCCCTACAAGACATCTGTACGGAGGGTGAATAATTTTTATGAGTAGACGTAAAGGACGTTACGAAAGGCGCAAGACAAGGCGCGAAGAGAATAGGTTAAGGCGTGCCGCCACAGTTGGCGGTCTGCATGATGTCTTTGGATACGATGATATGTACAAAGCCGGAAAGAAATGCTGCAACGGTGTTCGTTGGAAGAACAGCACCCAACGTTTTGAGATGCACCTGTTCTCTGGAACAGCACGCAGACGACGTTTATTGCTTGAGCGAAAATGGATTCCGGGTGCATATGTACATTTCACGATTTCAGAACGCGGCAAGACCCGCCCTATTGATGCACCGAGAATCCAAGACCGTCAAGTCCACAAGGTTTATACCAAGAAGGTACTTCTACCGTTGTATCGTCCTGAGATGATTTACAACAACGGCGCCAGTCTTGAAGGCAAGGGCTTCGAGTTCTCAAAGAGAATGTTAAAAGAGGACTTGCGCTGGCACTTCCGTCGTTATGGACGAGATGGGAATGTGATTCTGATTGACTTCAAACAGTTCTTCCCATCTGTGTCCCATGAAGAAATCTTCAAGCGGCATGAGAAGCTATTGCTGAACCCAGATATCAGAAAAATCGGAGACGATGTTGTCAACACTGTTTCGGGCGGAGTTGGTCTACCGCTTGGTGTCGAGCCAAGTCAGGCAGAAATGATTGCGTTTCCGTCTGCACTGGACAACTTTATCAAATGCCAGCTCTCTATCAAGTGCGCCGGTCATTACATGGACGATTATTACGTCATTGTCCCGCCTGACCGAGACGCCAAAGAAATCATGGCTCTGATTGTGGCAAAGGCAGAGAGTCTCAAGCTGACTGTCAGCAAATCAAAGTCAAGAATTGTCCCGCTCACAAAGCCGTTCCGTTATTGCAAAGCAAAATTTATTTTGACCGAAACTGGTCGTGTTGTGATGAACGGAAATCGTGATGGAGTAAAGCGGGCACGAAGAAAAATAAAAGCATTCCGTACAAAAATCCAGAATGGAGAAATGTCATACGATGACCTCTGGACTTCGGTGAACGGAATGCTCGCATACTTTGAATCCTACGACGACCACAATCGTGTGCTTCGGTTGCGTAGGCTTTTTTATTCGGTTTTCGGTTTTTCGCCGGAGCGAATTGAAAACTTTAGAGAAAGAGGAAAAAAGGATGAAATATGTTGTGCATAGACGCTTCAAGGACAAAGCAATTTGCGGCGAAGTAAATCTTCCCGCTATGACCATGTGTGAAGAAACCAATGGGTATATCTTCTACGGTGACAAGCTCCTCTGCGTTGCAACAAGTGAGAACGCGCATCAGTTCTTTGCTCGTGACGACGATGACGCAGGTATGCTTCGTGGGAAATTAACACAAGCCATTCAAAAAACGCTCGCAAAGCGTGATGCGAATTATCAAAATCGATGGGACAAGGTCTGGGAAGACCCAACCTGCCAACCGTATAAGCGCATCGAATATGCAGACTTCTGGCTGTGGAACCATGATTTCTTCAACGCCGATATTGATACGCTCCGACACATCGCAAAGTTGGTAGGAGCAAAGGAGGTTGCTTAAATGTATCGAATTATCACACTGGATGGAACGGAACTCGGTATGACCGACTCCGTTCTGTATATCAAAATCACTGCGAGTGGCAGCTTCGCCCCGACCACCAAAGAGGAAGCCATCGGCGTTGCTTTTAGAAGTACGCCCTATAACCTTGTAGGTCATTCTGATATTGAAGGTGCTGACACTGTGGTTGTAGCCACCGTTGACGGCGGCGAGAAGGTCAACAGTATTGAGAGCACAATCAATGTTTTACTGGGGGTGAGCGAATAATGACAATGGTTCAGAGAGCGGAACAGTTCCGCTATACGCTGCAGCTCTTCGCCCGTACTTTGGATGAGGAAAAGGTGTTGCAAATCGCAACGATTTTTGATGCTTGGAATCCCAACGCTCATGCCTATGAAGTTGGCGAATACTGCATCTACGGCGAGGATGACAATGGTGACCCACAGCTTTACGTTTGCTTGCAGGCACATACCTCACAGGCTGACTGGACACCCGATGCGGCATCCAGTCTTTTTAAGGCAGTCGGTATCACCGAGGAGGGCTATCCTGAGTGGGTGCAGCCCGTTGGCGCATCCGATGCTTACATGAAAGACGACATCGTGAGTTATGAGGGAGTCCTGTACATTTCTCTCATCGACAACAATGTTTGGAGTCCTGTTGCTTATCCTGCTGGCTGGGCTGTTTACACGAAGCCGACCGAGGATGAGTGATTATAAAACAATGCTTTTATCAAGGAGGTGGTTCGCATGAACGCCGACGAAAAAATCTGGCGCTATTTGAAATCTGCTGGTCTGAATGATTTCGGCGTCGCGGGTTTGATGGGGAATCTTTTTGCAGAGAGCGGACTGAATCCCAAGAACCTCCAAAATACATACGAGAAGAAACTTGGCATGACTGATGAAGAATATACTGCCGCCGTCGATAGCGGCAGTTATTCCAACTTTGTGAAAGACAGTGCCGGTTACGGATTAGCTCAGTGGACGTACTGGTCACGCAAGGACGCTCTCCTTGCCTCCTGTAAAGCCGCAGGAGCGTCCGTAGGGGACATGGATGCCCAGCTCAACTTCCTGCTTAAAGAGCTGTCTGTGGGCTATTCTGGGCTGCTGAGCACCCTCAAGAGCGCACCGTCTGTCCGTGAGGCATCCAATGCTGTTCTTCTCCAATTTGAACGTCCTGCCAATCAGGGACAGAGCGTCCAAGAAAAACGAGCCAGCTACGGACAAGCTTATTATGACAAGTTCGCTGGCAAAATCCAAATCAATACACCAGAACAGGAAGGAGGATGCAAGTTGAAAATTGTAGACAACCTGACAACGGTTAACTTCCGTTCAGGCAACATGACTCCGAAGTACATCGTCATTCATTATTTCGGTGCGCTCGGAACTGCAAAGAGTGTCTCTGAGTATTTCAAGACACCGGGTATTCAAGCGTCTGCCCATTATGCGCTTGACGAGGGCGATACCATCTATCGCTGTGTCCGCGATAAGGACATCGCATGGCACTGTGGTGCGAACAAGTACAAGCACCCTGAGTGCCGCAACTCTAACTCCATCGGGATTGAAGCACGCCCTTCCAAAATCAATCGCAAGAGGGTTATGGCTTCTGATACTGATTGGTATTTCGAACCAAAAGTTGTGGACAACCTCGTATGGTTGACAAAGAAGCTGATGGCTCAGTACAACATTCCTGCAGACCATGTTATCCGTCATTATGATGTGACCGGAAAACTCTGTCCGAGACCGTGGTGTTGCGCCGACATGAATGTCTATTACAAGACGAGTGGCGACGCACAGTGGGAAGAGTTCAAAAAGAGAATCGGCGACGGCAAAGAGGAGGATGAAGATATGACTCTGGACACATTCAAGGAACTGATGAAGGAGTATCGTGCAGAGCTGCAGGACAATGACTGCGGCACTTGGAGCAAGGAAGCTCGTGAGTGGGCTATCTCCAACGGTCTCATCAATGGCACTGGCACTGAGGTGAATGGTGAACCCAACTATGCTTGGGCTGACCAGCTTACCCGTGAACAGGCTGCTGCTTTGTTCTATCGTTTTGCAAAACTGATGGGTAAAGCGTGATGGCTACATATAGCGGCAGCAGACAGCAAGCAAGGCGAAGGAGAAAACGCACAAGCAAACAGGACGCTTTTTCAAAAAAGCTGATTGACGATATCCGCTCCCTTCTGTGGATTGTTACAGTCGGTGGGTTACTTTTAGCGTTCTATTGTGTAAAGCGGAACTATACCGGAGCGCTGCCGTGGATTGGGGCAATGGTTGGATTGCCGTGGTCGGCACATGGCGTGGTATGCGCATTTTATTTGAACCTGTGTAAATCTGACCATTCTGCTGGTGGTATCACATTCGAAAGCGCAAAGGCAAAAGGCTTCGTCGAAGACCCAAGCTGGGAGAGTCCAGCAATCTAAGGTGAAGGGCGGCACCTGAAATCCGCCCCACTACCTTTTAGAGAGGAGTTTGTATATGGAATTTATTGTGGAGAATTGGTATGTAATTGTTACTGGCATTGTGTTTATCGTTGGCGGCGTCATGGCTGTCCTGCGTTGGCGCAACCTGTCCACCGACAAGAAGTACGAGCAGATTCGTGGATGGCTTCTGCAGGCTGTTCTTGGTGCTGAACGCGAGTTCGGTTCCGGTACGGGCAAACTGAAGCTGTCATCTGTTTACGACAAGTTCTGCGAGCGTTTCCCTTGGTTGGCAAAGGTCTTGCCATTTGAAACCTTTAGCAAATACGTTGATGACGCCCTTAGCGAAATGAAAGACGTGTTGAAACAGAACTCTGCTATTGCCTCCATAGTGGAGCCGAAGGAAGGGGAAAAATAATCATCCGAGGAGGTTTCTCTTATGACCGAGCAAGAGACCGTACTGTTAATTGAGACTGAGCAGCGATGCAAGTCCAATACACACAGAATTGACACCTTAGAAGGTGAGCTGAAGGAAATCCAGAGTGAGCAGAAGGCTATCTATAAAATCGCTACTTCCGTCGAGCTCATTGCACAGCGTGTCAGTAATATCGAGGGCAAGGTGGATGACACCAATCGTAAGGTAGATGCGCAAGCAAAAGCATGGCAGGAGACCGAACGTAAATTGTCTGAGAAGGTTAATGAAACCGAGAACAAACCGTATAAGCAAATCGCCAACAATGTCAATACTGTCAAGGTTGCAATCATTACTTGCATCTCTACCTTGCTTGTATCTGGCATCATTGGCGCAATCATCGCATTTGGAAAATAATATCTAAGAATATTTTGTGGGTGTAAATATTCTATGAGCAGGCTGCAGCAGGACTGTCAGCCGTAGCGTTGAAGCAAGTGATGGGGTCAGCATCCGTACACTTGCGGAGCTTGACTAAGGGTTATGCGGTTCCCACAGGCTGACGTAGGAGAAATCTGAAAGAAAACGCTAACAGAAAATTCATTTGACAAATACCGTTGAAGTAGTCTATAATAATAACACAGAGAGCGCCTGCTGGTAACAAGCGCCCCCTGCGGTGGAAACCCAGACGGTTGCCACAAGTTGATACCTACATCTGAAACTGGGGATTAACCCCAACACTCAGTGAGCCATCTGTTAGCGGCAGACGGCTCACTTCTTTCTGTTATGGAACTTGTCCCATGCTTGGATAAGAATCCAGCAGATAGACGCAATCCAAAAAACTTCTTGAAGCGTATGTATCACCTCCCCGAGAAATAAATTTCCCGCGAGGGCTCTACATTCACCTTTCTCTCCGCACTCGCGGGATAGCAGGCAACCGTCTTTTTAACCGTACACCGTCTACAAAGGAGATGGGCTATGACTGAACCCGGAAACTCGACGCGGACGGTGGATTCCACAAAAGCCATTATAAAGGACTTCGGTGTAAATGTCAAATAGACAAGATATATGAGAGCTGCTGTTGAAGCACGCTCTCATTTTTTTGTGTGTTGTCACGAATACTATATATTTTTCGGTACAGATTTTGCTAAAAAGAAAAGGGCAGGAATGGGATTTTGATTTCCCAAACCTGCCCTTATTTTTTACGCTGATATATGTATGATGGCTAAAGAAAGCACCCCGTCAAAGACGGGGCACTCCTTAGTAGCCATGTTGAATTCAAAGTGAATTGGTGTAAAAGTGGTGTCAAACCAGAGGTTGTATCACCTGTAACCGTTGTGCCACAATGCTTTCTTAGCTCTGGGGCTTCATTGTCGGGAATAAAATTTTGCTCTCTCCATCCCGCCTCATACCGCTCCGTAGTGCGCAAAATCCGCATAATTGCTGGGTTTTTGAAACTATTTATCATCCGTCTTGTGTCCTATTGGGCCGTCCGCTTCACTCGAAAAGTTGTATAAAAATTGTAGTTGTTTGTAGGCGTATTTTTTTGTGAAAAAGTGTGTCAACTCCAAAATGTCAAAAATTGGATAAATCTTCCACAAAAAGGACTGGCACATTGTAGAGCCATGAAGAACATCCCTGATACTGTTTCTTTATCGCTTTTAGCCTATATTATAAGGTATCGATGCTAAAACTGCGGAAACCA